GATGCTCGCGATGTGACAGAGGATTGACGCCATGCCAATGCAACGACACCTTTATCCGCCTGACTGGCGTGACATCAGTCTGCACGTCCGACAAGCCGCAGGCTGGAAATGCCGGTTTTGCGGAGCTGAAAATCGGAAACCGCATCCGGTAACAGGCTCGATGGTTGTCCTGACCGTGGCGCATTTGGACCACGATCCGGCGAACAACACGGACGAAAACCTCGCCGCTCTCTGTCAACGATGCCATCTACGGCATGATGCGGAGCAACACCGCATATCGGCATCGAAGACGAGAAATATAATGCCCAATCAGCTCGAGATGAGTACTTGAGGAAACTGAAAGCGATGAAGGAGTCATAACATGGAAGACGTTCGCGTATCAGAATGTTGTCGGGCTGAAATGCCGGAGAGTAACATCTGTCCGGCATGCGGTCAGGACGTTGAAAGCGTAATGGAGGAATGGGACGAGTGTTGCCGGTGTGGCGAGCATCATCCGATAAGGAAGATGTGGATTAAAGAAAGCCCTGACGCATGCGCGTCATGGTGGTGTGGGTGTGGAGGTGGACAATGAAAACCATTGAGTTCTCCCTTGCCATCGGGGTCATGGGTAAACCGCGCCAGACACGCGCCGACGTATGGAAGAAGCGTCCGTGCGTCATGGCGTACCGAGCGTGGGCCGACAAACTTCGATCCATGTTGCCGCACGATATCGGCAAGCTCGATGCTCCGACGACAGCGACAATCGCGGCGATGGCAACGGCATACTGGAGCGTATATGGAGAAGAGACAAGGCTTATCAAGCCCGAGATCGAATTCCATTATTGCATCAAGCGCGGGTGCAAACCGGTATATGTCGCCGGAAAAATTGATGGCATTGAGGAAATGCCAATATGCAGGTTGATAGAGTACAAGACGACGTCGGAATCGCTCGACATCGACAGCCCTTACTGGGACAGGCTTCGCGGCAACCTCCAGCTCATGGCATACGTTGACGCGCTTCTGTACCATGGTTATAACGTAGCTGAAATAGTTTACGACGTGGCGCGCAAGCCCATGATCAGGCAGAAGGCGGAAGAGAGTTCCGAGGCCTATGGGGAGAGACTGCTTGGCGATATCATGGATCGTCCTGGATTCTACTTTTGTCGCAGAACTCTCCCTATTCTTCTCGATGATGTAGAACGGTTCAGATCCGAACGAAACATGACAATTGAAGAGATCTTCTGGCGCAGAAAGACCGGATCATGGCCAAGGCACATTGGAACGGCGACGTGCCGTGGCTGCGAGTTCGAGGGCTTCTGTCTGCAGGGAGTCCAGCCGGATGCCGACCACATTCCGGCAGGATACAAGATCGGTCAACAACATGAGGAACTGGAGGGGACATGGCGACAATGACACAGCAGGCATCGCAACAGAGGACGCTCAAGTTTGCGCGTCCGGCAAAAACACTGGGGCACCGCATCGTTCTGTACGGACCGGGCGGAGTCGGCAAGACGACTTTAGCCTCGAAACTGGAGAAGGCGGTTTTCATCGATCTGGACGAGTCTCTGGGGAAACTCGGCATGACCGAAATTCCCATCGTGAACGTCGGGTCATGGTCCGAACTGCGCGGCGCGCTCAACGCCACGGGTTGGGATCCGGTCAAGACAATCGTCATAGACACGGCCACCAGGGCCGAGGAAATGGCGATTGCGCACACCCTCGAGACCACGATTCAGGATGGGAAAAAATTCACGAACGTCGAAGCGTTCGGTTACGGGAAAGGTTACGGTTATGTGTTCGACACATTCCTGCCTCTGCTCGGCGATCTTGACAATCATGTCAGGGCCGGGCGAAATATCGTGCTGATCTGCCATGATTGCACCGCCACCGTTCCGAATCCGGCTGGAGAGGACTGGCTCCGTTACGAGCCCAGGCTTCAGTCTCCGGCGTCGGGCAAGGCGTCGATACGCCTGCGGGTTCGCGAATGGGCGGATCACGTTCTTTTCCTCGGATATGACATCAATGTCTCGCCGGATGGGAAGGGACGCGGGCACGGTACAAGAACGTTGTACCGATCTGAAAATCCGGCGTGGATGGCGAAGAGTAGAACCGGAAGCGACCCCATTCCGGTGAATGCCGATACTAACATCTGGGGCGAGATAATCAAGTAGGACCGGTGAATGCCGATACTAACAAAGGAGACTGAAAGTGAAACTGGAACCAGGGAAATATCATTGCGCGACAACACGAGCGGAACTTGTCGAATACAAGAGCGGATCGGTCATGTGCAGGATCGACACAGACATCGGCCTGTACGGACAGATCTGTCTGGTTCAAAAAGACGGAACACTGTCCGAGCGTGGATTCAAGAACGTCATGGATATTTTTGGAATCAAGGAATGGACGTGGGAGGATTGGGAAGGCGATCCGGGCAAGTGGGCCGGAGCGAGAATAGAGGCTGTCGTCGAGGAACGCCAGGGGGAAAGGGGCGCGTTCCTCGCGATCAGATACATCAACCCCATCACAAATGACAAGACGCATGCCGATAACACCACGGACGTCAAGTCCCTCGCGGCGAAGTACGGAGCCAAGACACGGGCGTTGCTGGGCGGGAGTTTGGCGACTCCGAAGCCCGCACCGAAACAGGAATCCGCCCCTGGTACGGATCAGAAAGCCTGCGAAGACGACCTTCCATTCTGATCAGTCGGAGGGGCGCGCATTCCGCCGATAACGCGCATTCCACTACAAGGAGCTTGCCATGCGTTCAGCAGTCGTTCCGATAACAAGCATAGATGTCAACGGACTCCAGAGCAGGGCGTCATTGGATCAGGATTATATCAACGAGCTGGCGGAACTGATTTCAGGCGGGGTGGAACTGCCGCCGATAGTCGTATTCAGGGACGACACGGAAGAATCCACATGCCATCTTGCCGACGGGTTCCACAGATTGCACGCACACTTTTCGGCCAAGAAGCTGACAATCAAGGTGAAATACATCAAGGGGACAAGGGATGACGCCATGTGGCACGCGGCGGGAGCCAACAAGGCGCACGGCCTGCGGCGGACGAACGCCGACAAGCGCAAGGCTGTGGCCATGGCCATCCGCACGAAGCCCAACCTCTCTGACGCAGCAATCGCGGAACATGTCGGAGTGCACAGGAATACAGTTCTTGAAATCAGGCACGAACTGGAGCATCAGGACTGGCTTGAGAAATCGAACCAACCTGCACAAAATGTGCAGGTTCAGAAAAAACAACCTGCACAAAATGTGCAGGTTGAACGGAAGCGGATCGGAGTTGACGGGAAGGAAAGGAAGATACAGCCCGTGTCCGCGAAGGGGGAGGAGCGTGGGCACAAGCCTGTGGAAGACAAGTTGGGCAATGTGATTCCGGACCATATCACCGGCCTCTTCGACCGTGGAGGGGAGGTGCGGGATATCATCAGGATGATTGACGAGGTGATGTTGCGGCTCAAGAAGGCCGATGACGACGCGCTTTATGCCGAGTGCGACGTGCAAATGATCAAGAACATGCTGGACCAGATATGTTCGATGCTCAAGGCCACGATCCCTTATGCGCTTTGTCCGTGGTGCAAGGGCGTGATGCATATCCAGCGTTCGTGCAAGGGTTGCAACAGACGGGGATTGATCGGCAAGTTCCGTTACGATGCCACCGTTCCGGAGGAACTTAAACAGAAATGAAAGCCAGAGACTATCAGGAGAAGGCCATCGAGGCGGTTCTTTCCGAGTGGCAGAGCCATGCTTCAACTTTAGTTGTAATGCCTACCGGGACAGGCAAAACTATCTGTTTTGCGCATATCCTGCAGAGGATGGCCCCGAAGCGCGGCCTTGTGCTGGCGCACCGGAAGGAGTTGGTGGAGCAGGCGGCGGACAAGATACGCAAGGTGACGGGCTGGCGTGTTGACATCGAAATGGGGGAGAATAGGGCCGGGCTCGACTGCATGTTTGGCGGGCCGCAGGTTGTAGTGTCAACGATCCAGACGCAATGTTCCGGCGGGGATGGTTCCGGCAGGATGACGCGCTTCGATCCGCGCATGTTCGGCGTGATAATCGTTGACGAAGCGCACCATACGCCGTCCGTCTCATACAAGCGCGTCCTCAACTGGTATGTCAAGCAGAACCCTGAAATACGCATTCTCGGTGTAACGGCTACGCCGGACCGCGCCGACGAGGAGGCTTTGGGGCAGATTTATGAGACGGTCGCATATGACTATGAGATATGCGATGCGATCGATGATGGATGGTTGGTTCCCGTCAACCAGCAGATGGTCTATGTGCATGAGCTTGATTTCTCGCATTGCCGCACAACGGCAGGAGACCTCAACGGCGGGGATCTTGCGAAGGTAATGGAGTTTGAGAGCAACCTACAGCGCGTGGCGTCTACCGCAATCGAGATCATGCAGAAGCGGCGGACAATAGTCTTCTGTGCGTCGGTGGCGCATGCCGAGCGCATGGCGGAGCTATTCAACCGCTACGAACCGGGAATGGCTTCGTGGGTATGCGGGGAAACGCCGAGCGACAGGCGTTCCCAGATTCTGCGTGAGTTCGATGCCGGACGGCTTCAGGTGGTATGTAACTGCGGTGTTCTCACCGAAGGATTCGATTCTCCGAACATACAGCTTGTTGTCATGGCTCGTCCGACAAAATCCCGATCTTTATACGCCCAGATGGCCGGGCGCGGAATGCGGCCTCATTCCGACATCGCCAACGACTTGAACGCGATCTCTTCCGCAGAAGGCCGGAAGGAGATGATAGCGGCGTCGCGCAAACAGGAGTGCATGATCCTGGATTTCGTGGGGAACAGCGGGCGGCACAAATTGGTCACCAGCGTTGACATTCTCGGCGGCAAGGTCTCTGACGAAGTGTTGGAGATGGCGCGGAAGAGGGCTGAAAAAACCGGCGGGCGTGTGGATGAGATCATCAGGGAATCCGAGGAGGAACTCGAGAAGAAGAAGCTCGAGGAGGCGTCGCGTCGTGCGAATCTCGTGGCGAAGGCCAGATGGACGGCGAAGACGGTTGATCCGTTCGACACCTTTGGAATAAAGCCGATGCCGGAAAGGGGTTGGGACTCCGGGAGAACGCTCACAGAGAAGCAGGAAAATCTGCTCATCAGGCAAGGGATCGATCCGTCAACGCTGTCTTATACAGAAGGCAGGCAGTTGATCAATGAGCTGTTCCGACGCTGGAACAACAACCTCTGCACGTTCGGCCAGGCGAAGATCCTTGCGCGTCACGGCTATTCCACGAACATCTCGAAAGACGAAGCCACCAAGATCATCACGGAGATAGCGGAGCGTGAAGGCTGGAGGAAATGAACACCGAGAGCTGGCGCAAGGTCTCGAGGCGCAATCCATGCCCGATTTGCGGCAAGCCTGACTGGTGCATGATCTCGCCTGATGGCGATATAATCCTCTGCAATCGCGTCGAGTCAGACAAACGTTCACGCGGCGGAGGCTGGTTACACGAGTCAGGAGCGACCGTATTTCAATTCGAGAAGAACATACAGATTCCTGCATTGCAAGAACCTGAAAAGCCATGGTTCGATGCGGAAATCTGGTGGGGATGCGGACGGCACCTTCTCTCGAAAGATCCAAGCCGCCTGAACTGGTGGGCGAAGGAACTCGGGCTGTCGGCATCCGACATGGCCTTTATGGGGGCGGTCGTGCTTTGCGGAATGCTGGCCTTCCCGATGTACGACGGCGAAGGCAGAATCACCGGCATCCGGACCCGATCCGAATCAGGCCAGAAGAAAGCCATACTCGGATCAAAGGCCGGCGTATTCCTTCCGACCGTCCACATGGAAGGACTCGATGTCGTGATCTGCGAAGGCCCGACAGACGCCACAGCCGCTCTATCACTGGGCTTCGAGCCCATCGGACGGCCATCATGCATCGGACAGGAAGACATCATCCTCGCAACCCTCAAACGCTGGAATGTCCACAAAGTGACGATCTGCTCCGACAACGACACACCGGGCTTCCAAGGATCCGAACGGCTCTGCGAGCTCCTCCAAAAACACCACATCCTCCACCGCCTCGTCACCAGCCACACCTGCAAAGACCTTCGCGAATGGCTCAAAAACGGAGCCACCCACCAGATCGTCCAAGCCGTCTGGTCCCAAGCGCTATACCGCTGAACAACCTGCACAATTTGTGCAGGTTCCGCCCACGGACGGACATACAGATTCTTGCAACGAACATACATCCAATTGCCAAAACACCCCGAAAATACGACATTCTGTTAAAAATTTAACGATATCCGTCATTTGTACGTTCTTGCACACACAACCCAGAATACCCGGAAAACCCAAGAAAAACCCCAGTTTTCACCGTGCAAGAACGTACAAAAAATAGGGTCTTGACAACCCCGGAAAACTACGCTTTCTTATAGACGCTTCCTTGAATCGCCGATAGGCCGTCGGGAATGAGCCGGGACGCATGTCCACCCCACGGAGTACCATGAACATCATACCCATGCGGCTTTTTTCTTTTTTCGGTTTTTCTTTTTTGGCATGACCTGACCGGCTTGATTCGCGACGCAACACGCCGCAAACAGCGACGCCCGAGATATTGTCAAATGTTGTGGATGAGCATCGGAGCGTATTTTCCGTGTCCTTCGCGTGAGGGAGGCCTCGCAGGATGACATATACGGTGCTCCAGTGAGGCGGCCCTTGCGATTAATCATCTCCTTTTCCCGGTTCAAGCGGCCTTCAGGATGCCATCGACGAAGGTGGCACCTTGAAGGAGTTTGAGGATCAGTTCGTGTTTGTTCAGTTTTCTCCAGTGCTTCTCGGCCTCGGAGGCCAGTTTGAATACCATGGTCAGCGTGGCCAGGCGAGAACCGCAGCCCTTGGTCCGGCGTGTGCGATGGCGTACCGTGGCGAACGTGGACTCGATCGGGTTGGTGGTCCGCAGGTGGATCCAGTGTTCAGCCGGGAAGTCGTAGAACGCAAACAGCGCGTCCTTGTCGTCTGCCAGGCATTCACAGGCCTTCGGATACTTGGCCTGGTAG